CCCGACCTTCTCTCTCCGGTTCGAGCCGGTTCGAGCCTTGTGGGGCCCTTTGAAGGTCAGGCAAGGCCATCGTGGAACTAGTCATAGACAATCCAAAACCTGCCAAGGTGGGGGTAAAGAAAAAGAAGCTGGTGGGAGCAGTAAAACCACGGATCATGAGCATTCCTCTCAAGGGAAAATCCAGGGGCGAGGAATTTGCAGAATTTGCTGAAAAATGTGGGTATCCATTATTTCCCTGGCAGAAATACATCGCCAATGACTTTTTAACCGTAGATGCAACTGGGGCGTTTAAGCGCAAGACCGTTGCGGTCATTCTTAGCCGGCAAAATGGCAAAACCATGCTTATTGCTCTCAGGATACTTTTTGGCTTGTTCGTGCTTGAGGAAAAGTCAGTTGTGGCAATGTCGTCTAAGCGCGGCATGGCTGAAGATACCTTCCGCAAGGTTTGTTCCATTATTGAGGCGAATGAATTCTTAAGAAGCCAAGTCAAGCTTAACCGTGGTGAAGTTGGATACCGGGGCAATGGCAAGGAGCACCTGGATTTACTTAATGGAGCGCGTTATGAAATCGTTGCCGGAACAAGTGATGGCGCACGCGGCAAATCGGCCAATCTGCTCTTTGTGGATGAGCTGCGTTACATCAGTGAAGAAGCCTGGGCAGCAGCTAAACCGATTACCATCGCAATGGGTAACAAGGCGCAGACATATGTGTGCAGCAACGCCGGTGATGCCTTCAGTCATGTGCTTAATGACCTGCGAGATAAGGCCCTTTCGTATCCATCGCCGACTTTAGGCTGGTATGAGTATTCCGCGCCTCAACATGCAAAACCTACGGATCGTGCAGCTTGGGCAGCTTCAAATCCAAGTCTTGGAATAACAATCACAGAATCGGGTCTTGAAGAAGCTTTGTCAGTAATGCCCATGGAAAAATTCTTGCCTGAGCACATGTGCATGTGGGTTTCGTCTCTTAGCAGCCCTTGGCCAATCGGATCATGGGAGGCTTGCGCCGATAGCACGCTTTCAATGCCAATTGGCCCTGACACATTTATGGCATTTGATGTGGCAATATCAAAGCGCACCGCGACCCTGGTTGCTGGTCAATATCTCCCAAATGGCAAAATCGGCGTAGGCATTATGGATCAATGGCGTTCTGACACGGCAGTTGATGAGCTGCAAATAGCGGCCGACATCAAAACCAAATGGGTGGACAAGTATTTCCCCCGCATGATTATGTTTGACCATTACTCTACGGCCAGTATTGCGGCAAGGTTGACGGCAAGCGGTTGCAGAATGATTGATGTGTCAGGCACGGCGTTTTACCAAGCATCAGGGGATTTGCTGGATGCAATTGTGAACAATCGCATTGTTCACATGGGGCAAGAATCATTTGATAGCCAAATGAATGCATGTGCAGCAAAAACCAACGATTCCGGCTGGAGATTGGTGCGCAGAGCCAGCGCGGGAGATATTAGCGGGCCGATTGCACTTGCCATGATTGTCCATAAAATGCAGGAACCAGTTTCAACTCCAATGATTGTTGCCGGTTAGACACGCCCAAAATCCCAAATGAGTTGAATGTCCGTTTAGTGTGTTATGGGGCTATTATCCGCCTATGGGTATTTTGTCAGCACTGCGTTTAGTCAAAGACGATTCAGACACGCTTAAAAGTCAATACAACCCGGCGGTAATGAATCAAGGTTACGGCGTTGGCGCATGGAGCGATTATGGAATGGGCTTTGATTACGCGGGCATTGATCTAAATTCTGCAATGCAGGTTCCAACGGTTTCAAAGTGCCGTCAATTAATTTGCGGAACCATCGCCGGAATTCCGCTTGAGTTGTATAACAAAACAACGGGAGAAAAATTAGGTTTGCCAGTGTGGTTGGAACAACCTGACATTAGACAACCGCGTTCAGTTACGATTGCCTATACGGTTCAATCGCTCCTTTTCTACCAAATTGCATATTGGGAATGCACCGCAACTTATAGCGATGATGGAAGGCCAGCGCGTTTTGCGTGGGTTGCAAATGAAAGAGTCACACCAAAACTTAATGCGCGTAACACTGAAGTTGAGTATTACACCGTTGACAATGAAGTGCGCCCACAAAACGGAATTGGAAGTTTGATAACTTTTCAATCATTACAACCGGGAGTGCTTGCAACAGGTGGCCGCACTATGCGTGCAGCTTTAGATTTAGAAAAGGCCGCAGCAATAGCTGCACAAACTCCTATTCCGTCAGGTTTTTTGAAAAATACCGGTGCGGATCTTCCTGAAGCACAAGTGCAAGGAATTCTTGCAAGTTGGAAGCAAGCGCGAAATTCGCGTGGTACTGCATTTCTCACTAGCACTTTGGATTATCAAACAACATCATTTTCTCCCAAAGACATGATGTACGCGGAAGCAAAACAAGATTTTTCAACTGAAATTTGTCGTTTGATGAATGTTCCGGCATACATGGCCAGCAGTGATGCAAATAAGAGCATGACTTATCAAAATGTCCTTGATGCTCGAAAAGAATTTTATGCGTACACCCTGGCTCCTTTTGTTTGTGCAATAGAGGATAGACTGAGCATGAATGACATCACCAGTTCACAAAATGTTGTGCGCTTCAATTCTGATGAAACATTTTTGCGCGCTGATGCAACTTCACGCCTTGCAGTTATTGAAAAAATGCTCACACTTGAATTAATCACTTTAGATCAAGCAAAAGCAATGGAAAACTTATCACCGAATGGAGATGCATCATGAAGCTAACCTTTAGCACGCCAATCCAGGCGGCTGATACTGAACGCCGGGTTATCTCAGGAAAAATCATGGAATATGGGGCCGTTGGTCACACTTCAGTTGGGGCCGTTGTTTTTGAGCACGGATCAATTCAGATTCCGTCACCTGGCCGCATTAAGTTGCTTGCGCAACATGAGCCAAATAATCCGATCGGCCGTGCTCAATCTTTTAGCAATGAAGGCGAATTCATTTATGGTTCGTTCAAGATTTCTAGCAGCAGCAAAGGAACAGATTATTTGACCCTTGCGGCTGAAGATTTGGTTTCAGGCTTGTCAGTTGGTGTTGAAGTAATTGCATCACTGCCAACAGATACACATCTTTTAGTTACTAGCGCAAGGCTTATTGAAGTCAGCCTTGTTGAATCGCCCGCATTTGAAAATGCGATTGTCACCAGCGTTGCCGCAAGCTCAAGCGAAGCGGAGCAAAATGAAACAACCCAACAAACAGAAAGCGAGGCAGTCATGACGACAGCCGATGAAACAACAGCCCCAGAAACTGCGGCAGAGGCTCCCGTTGTGGAAGCCTCCCGCCCAGTCGTTTCAGCATCTTATTTAGTAGGCGAAGTTCGCTCACCAATTAAGACACAAGCACAATATCTTGAGCATGCAATCAAAGCCAAAATGGGTGATGATACTTCACGCGATTATATCCGTGCAGCAGATGCACAAGCAAAAAAGATTGAAGCAGCTGACAATTCGTTCACAACTAATCCGGCATTTTCTCCGACACAATATGTTTCAAGCGTTATTGATACATCAGTTATGTCACGCCCAACAATTGATGCACTAGGTGGAGCACGCGCACTTGCACCATCAGGCATGACAATTTCACATCCAAAAATCACAACTAATGCGACAATTAGTGAAGTGGCCGAAGGAGCATCAACTGCTGCAACTCAAATTGTTTCCAGTTATGTAAATGCAACCGTGGTAAAACTAGCGGGCACTCAGATTTACTCAACAGAGTTGCTTGACAGATCAGATCCATCTTTTTATTCTGCGATGTACGAAAACTGTTTGCGAGCATATGCCAAGGCATCTGATGCAGCAGTAATTGCAGAAATTGTCGCCGGTGGAACATTTGCAACAAGACAAGCTGCAACAATTGCCGGACTTCAGGCATTTGTCGCCCAAGCTGCACCAGCCGTTTATGCGGCAAGTGGAGAAACTGCAACTGCATTCATTGCAGGCACTGGAGTTTGGTCAACATTAATCGGAAGCCTAGACACCACGGGGCGCAGTATATTCAATGCAGCCAGCCCAATGAACGCCAACGGCCAATCAACTCCACGCGGATTGCGTGGCGATATGATGGGCTTAGATTTATGGGTTGATCAAAACATGGTTTCTACCATAGCTGATGATGGAGCTTTCATTGTTAACCCAATGAGCATCGCAGTTTACGAGTCACCAAAATTGACACTTTCAGTCAATGTTGTTGCAACTGGTGAAATTTCAACAATGCTTTATGGTTATTTTGCGACAAAGACACTTGTTTCAGGTGGTTTGCAGCGTTTCGAAGTAGCATAATAAAAAAACCCTAAGCCGCTTACAGGGCTAGGAGGCCCTGGCCCTGTAAGTCTTACCAAAGAGAGGATGATGATGGCCGCGACATATACGACAATGCAAGAATTACGCGATTCACTTGGCATTGGCACGCTTTACACTGATGCAACGGTTGAGGAATGTTGTCAAACTGCTCAAGACCTTATCAATTCATTTCTTTGGTTTAATACTGCACCAGTTGTTGCAACCGGGCGTTCAGCAAATGTCGCAACGGCAATCATTGCAAATCCTGGTCAATTTGTTGTTGGCCAATCCGTAGTGATTAGCGCATGCGGGGCCGGGTTTAACGGCACAAAAACCATCACCAGCACCAGCCCTTATCCATCCTCAGTGAGTGCCCCTTATCTGCCAAGCCGTTGGGTGTTTCCGCTTGGATACCAATACATCCAATATGCAAGCAATGGCAGTGATGAATTGATCCATCTCATTCAACCTTATGGGTTGATGTCGGGCCCTGATGATAAAACTGCATCTTATGCAGCAACACCAGCAATTCGCTCAGCATCAATGATTTTGGCAACAAACATTTGGCAATCCCGACAAGCTACACAGAACGGCGGAATGGGTGTTGATGGATACGCTCCAAGCCCATTTAGAATGTCAAACACTTTAATGGCCTCAATTCGTGGATTGCTTGCTCCATATCTCAGCCCAGGCGCAATGGTTGGATGAAAGATGCCACCAGTCGCACTGACAACACTTCGCACAACGATAGCGGCGGCATTAGCCAATGCCGGTGTGTGGTCAACCTTCAGCTTCCCGCCGCCAGTAATTCTTGCCAACTCAGTGATTCTTGCGCCCAGTGATCCTTATTTAGTTCCCTCAAATAATTCACAGGCATCAATTGCTTGCATGGCAAACTTCAAAGTCATCATGACCGTGCCGTATCTTGATAACCAGGGAAATTTGAACGGCATTGAAAGCACGATTGTGGCCGTGTTCAATAAACTGGCCTCATCAACATTAGTGTTCAACATAACCGGTGCATCAGCTCCTTCAGTGTTGGATGCACCGAGTGGGCCCATGCTCACATCGGATTTTAGTATCACAGTTCTCACCACTTGGTCATAGGAGATAAAATGAGCGAAACAAACGCAGAGAATTTGGCCTGGCTTGTCAAAGTCGGTCAGATCAAGGATACAAAGGCTGCTAAGCCAACGACAACAGAAACAGAGGAATAACACATGGCAATCTATTTAAACAACAATGTTGGCGTGAAACTTGCAACCGCAGCCGCGCCAACAGTTCCATCAATTGACATCTCAAGTTATGTGAGTGCAGTGACATTAACGCAAATTGTAGATGAGCTGGAAGTCACCACGATGGGCGATTCCAACCACAAGGTAGTTGGTGGATTGCAATCCGCAACGCTACAAATTGACTTTTTCAATGACTGGGCAGCATCTCAAGTCATG